CGTTTGTTTTCGATACCATGTACGATGGCGTCATACTGGTAGTCACGAGGTTTGAAGGGTAGATTGAGAGTCTCCAGAAACTCCTGAAACGCCATGTGTGGGACTTTGTTCTTGTCGTAAGGGAATCCATAGGGTGACTCTTCTACCTTGATACCGTACCCACGTTCTGCACAGAACTTACGTATGGACTCGTACAGTCCCGCATTAATCTCACCGTTCGTGCGATTGAACATACGAATCTTGCCATCCCATTGCCGACGCTTCACACTGGGCATGAACTTAGCGCCCGGAACCTCGAAACAAAAATACTCACTCAATTCAGAGACGATATGAGGCGCACACTCCGTCATTTGGAGCATGGCATAGTTCTTCATTGTGAACTTTATGACTTCCATCGATTCAATGTTTCTTCATGTATAGACTTGTGTGAGTAGTACATGGTGATACCTCCGAATACCATCGGACACAGAAAAACTGCGAGTAACCCAAGTAAACCTATGTCCATTAAAAACCTGCCTCAAACTTCTTCCATTCTAGTGTGTTACGGATTGTCTGGTGTCTCCACTTGATGTTTTCCAGAATATCCTTGAGTGTATCTATAGTGGTTTTAAGGTACTCGATCTTTGCCTCACTTTCCTGCAACTCTTTGTCTGCCTCCACGAAATGTGCCATGTCACCCTTGAGAATCTTCAGACCCTCATAGGGATCATAGTCCCAACCAAATCGATCGATCTCTTCCTTAGATAACTTACCAGAGTACCACAACCATTTATTCTTCATGAGAATAGATTGTTTGAACTCAGCATCTTTGAGTTTCAACTTATAGGTTGCATGGAGTTCCAGATACTTGGCATGGAGTACAGTGGTCTGTACCGAACTAGCATCAAGAGCATTCATTTCAATACGAGAGTCGGTCTTCCACGACTCTAAAATCTGTTCAAGTGTCATTGCAAATTCCGTAGTTAAAAACTACTACATTATATCATTTAAAGTCGAAATAGTCAAATCTAAAGGTTACTGGAAAAGAGATGTAGGGTTCTGTCGATGTAGCGGCAAACGGTATCTGTCCCACCGATGTCGGGAAACTGTTTCGATATATAAAGGTTCGATTCACATTGTTATGGCTTGACAACACTGCCACAGTCATGTCATAATACGATGATGATTCGTATGGTGATTCACCTTTACCAAACTCTGAAGTGAGACGATGTTTCCTTGATGTTGCTGATACCATCCAGTTATATAGTTCTCGATATGAGTTCATGTCTTCATCCAAGAGAACATCCATAGTGAGGATACCAAATTCAATCTTGTCCCCAACAAAGGGCACACTCTGTAGTCGTGAGAAGTTAACTTCTGTTGCAGGCAGGTTGACATCCGGATGATTGATGGACTGAGCATAGAACTGAAGATTGGGGAAGTCGCGACGACTGATAATAACCTTGAACCCTGTAGGTTGCAAGTAGTTTGTGCCACAGTCAAAAGTATTGGATGCCATGTTGATTTCCTGTAAAAGTTTTAGTATAATGTCCTATCTAATGAGAGGATTATATGTATTTATCTAAGTCTGACGCTATTTATGCGGCAAATGTGTTCACGGAGTTCTTTGCTTCGATGGAACGTATCGACGATTATATGCGTCGTGTAAAGATGGAACGAATGGAGACCTTCCCTCAGTCATTGCCTGGCTTAGGCATTGAAGATGACTTCTTCGACGGACACAGTATTCATCCAAACGACATGAAGATTTCTTTTCATGCGGAGAAGGTGTCTAAGTTTTATCCGTATTGCGAGATAGTCACATCCGCAGTAATCGAACAAAGCATCCCTGGCAAACAAATGTGTCTTCTGGTCAAAGAAGATAATACTGGTAAGATCTTGGGTATGATTCGTCTAGGTTCACCTGTTATCAACTCGCGTCCTCGTAACGAATGGTTGGGCAATCCCTTAGATTCACACAACCCCGCCGTTATGAAAAGATTTAATGACTCCTCGATTATGGGTTTCACAATCGTGGCAAGTCAACCGTTTGGGTTCAATGCACTTGGTGGCAAACTGTGTGCCGCAATCTGCACATCTCATAATGTGAGACGACTCCTAAACAAAAAATATGACAGTAACTTCTGCATGTTTGAAACAACGTCCTTATATGGTTCGAGTAAATCATCGAGTCAATATGACGGCATGAAACCCTTTTTACGTTTTACAGGTCTGACAGACTCAAACTTCGCACCATTGATCAATGACACGAAGTATCGTCAACTAGATGATTGGTTTGCTAAAAGAAACGATGGTGTACACATCATTGAACGTGATGCTACATCTCGCAAGTTGAAGACGCAAACCAAAATGGTCAGTATCATCAAATCCTCTCTCAAATCTCATGATGAGACTGCCTATGCGAAGTTCTGTCAGACCTATTCTAATGCCTTGAATCTCACAGAAAGAAAGCGATCGTATGTGTCTACCTATGGGTATGAAGCACAGTCTGTGAAAGATTATTTAAATTTAAAAAGAAATGACTTGATTCGAGCAGAAAATTATGATAGGTTTGAATTTGAGAATGTAGTTGAGTGGTGGCGTAACAAAGCGGCACGACGATATGATACTCTCAAGTCAGAGGGTCGTCTACGTACCCAATTAGAAACGTGGAACACAAACGCGGATGAGATCGATATAATTCGGTAATATTCACGCTTGACAAAGACGTTGCTCTTTGTTATTATACCTAAAGTGGTCATGACAACTATGTGTAGACCGCACTTAAACCTTACGTACAAGACACAATAACGTGTGCAGTACACAATGGAGAATCAAAATGATTTTACGTCAGCTTATGGAGGGTGACACCTCTGGTATCAACCGCAACCGTCGCATCGCTTTCACTATCCGTGAACTGTCCGATGTAAAAGATAAAATGAACTTCAGTCCGAAAGAGTATCAACGCTTCTTTCGTGCAGTCCAACAGTGGCAAGAACAGTTCATGAAGTCTTTCTTTTTAAGTCAAATTATTATTCCCGAATTCTGTTTTCGTTTTGGTAAACACATCCCGAATCGTTTTCTCGCCGAGATCATGGACGGTCAGCAACGTGGAACTACAATTGTTTATCGTTATTTGAATAACGAGTTTGCTCTTCCAGATGATGAAGAACTAGAGTTTGTTGAGATTCCAGAATCAGATTTTACCTACGATTGTCGTGGTAAGTATTTCAAAGATCTTCCTTTCTCAGTTCGTGAGTATCTCCTTGATTACGAGTTGTCTGCTCAAGTATATTTGGATTTGACTCCGGAAGAAGCAGGTGAGATCTTTGTTAATGTTTTGAACAATTCCACATCATTGAACGCTCAAGAGAAGCGTCAAGCAATATCTTCTCCGATGTCACGTTTTGTTCAAGAGAAGGCACGTTTCAACTCTTATTCTGTATTCGAAACAAAATCAAACGGAAAGGATCTGAAGTGGATTGCAAATGCGGATCACTCCAAACTCGACGTTGACAAGACACTTGCTGAAATTATCTTCATGGTTTCAAGTGACACCTACAAGCAAAAGGGTGTTGGCGGTAAGGCGGTCGATGACTTTTATCGAACTCATGCACGAATGCATCAAAAAGGGTTCAAATCAAGTCACATTGATGCTGTTATGAACTTTGTTAATCAGTCTATGCGTCAAGTTCCAAACGCAAAGTCCTTCATTCCACTCAAGTTGTTTCGCAACTACTGTGTGATGGTGTCTGATTTGATGAAAGCAAATGTGAAGATCGATCCTGTTGACTTTATGCGTTGTTACATTCAGGCAGTTGTCAACCTGAAAGATGTATCATTACGCGCTAAGGGCATGAGTAAGACTCCTTTCGAAATGTTCATGAACAACTCTAGTAAGTTCGACACTATGTCTGCTCTCGATTTATTGTGGAAAGAAGTTTCTAAGGTTCAATACTTCAGTGTTCAACTAGATTCTAAGAGAACATTTACTCGTGAAGAAGTTGAGACTGCATACATCAAACAGAAAGGTATCTGTGCGATCTGTGAGACTGAAATGCCTGAGTTTGGTTCAGAGATTGAAGGTGATCACATCCTATTATATAAGGACGGTCACCCCACTACTCAAGACAACTGTGACGCTGTACACGGTTCATGCAATCGTCGAAAGTGAAAACGACTTTCAACTAATGATCGGTTTTAAGACATGCTATGGTATGGCACAAAAAAGGGGGACATTGTCCCCCAATTATTACCACTTTATTATCTTTCTTATGCGAGGATGTTGTCCACGCGGAAGATGCGGTAGTACTGGTTAGTACGGTTCGCAGCAAGACCATCACGGTTGTTCATGTTACCCACGTCAACGTATGGATTTGACACCATTCCGTAACGAGTCTTGAACCCGATGCGAGGCTGGAAATCATTCTCACCAACCGCACGTACCATCTGTAGAGGTACGTATGGGCAGTAGAATACACCTGCGTCGTATGGGTTAGTACCCTTGTATCCGACAGTGATGTAGTCACCCTGCGCGTATGGATCGATGTACACACGTGTACGACCGTTCAATACACCAGCGAAAGTGTTACCAGTGTCATCTACCTGAAGGTTAGTTGACAGTGAAGGTGCGTAGTCAAGCATACCAGAAGCAACAAGAGCAGTAGCAACATCTGAAGAACAGATTACTACGTTACCCTTACCACGACGAGTTTCTTTTGCAATTACGTTGCACTCACGCTCAAGTTGTACCAACAGACCCTTGAACTTCTCAACAGACCAACGACCATCTGCGTCAGTAGTGAGGTCAAAGATACCCTTAGTCTGAAGACCGTCTTGAAGTGAACCAATCTTCGCCTGAGCGTTGATTGTACGGATAACTTCACGGTTGATTTCAGCAAGGATTTCTGTAGACAGAATGTTTGCCAACTCTGTCTCTGCGTCAAGACCGTGAATTGCCTTCAAGTCTTGTGCAAGTTCGAGAGTGTATTCTGCTTTCAACGCACGTGACTTCGCAGTCACAGTTGCTTTCTCGATGGTGAATCCCATCTCGTTGAAGTCGTTACCGCCGGGCGTACCAAGTGCTTCAGCAGTAGCAGTTGACATACCACCGTTAACAACAGGAACGTATACGTCACCTGAGTCAGAGATGTCAGAGTTTCCGCCAGGCGTTGTGTCAGTTGCACCAACAAGACCTGAAGGGCCACGAGTTGAAGCGCCTTGATCACCACCAGCAGAATCACCTGAGTAACCAGTGATTGCTTCTGAGAACAATGCTTCGTCGTTTGCAGTTACACCAGCAGATGTAGACTTATAACGTGAACGCATTGCGAAGATAAGACCAGTAGGGCCAGTCATGGGCTGAACGCCACATAGGTCGTATGCCATCAAGTTAGGCATTGCACGACGAACGAGTGCGATCATTACGGGGTTCCAGTTTGCGCCAGGCGAAGCCGCAGAAGTGAAACCAGTTACAGAGTTGTTTGCGTTAGCTGCAACTTCGTTGATACCATGCATAGCAGCTTCCTCACGGAAAGCAGCTTCTTGGTTTTCAAGAACAGCAGCGGTTACTGCGCGTCGGTGGCTATCTTTGATTTCACCAGCCGACTCTTCGTTGAGAACGGGACTCCACTTCTCAACTAATTGATCGTATGAAACTGAAGGATTCATTTGGAATCTCCTTTACTTATTAGATTTCTTGATTGCGTTAAGGTACTGTGACATCACTGAAGATACTTCAGAGTTTTCGTCAGCAGTCCACTCTTCGTTAACTTCTTCTGTCGAAGAAATTTCTTTCTTGAAATAAGACTCTTTTACTGTCTTAACTTTCGCAGCGAAAGAATCTTCGTCTTCGAAGTCCAAACCTTCGACAAGAGATGCGAGTTTTTCTACCTGAGTGTCAGCGAGATCACGAGATGCTTCACGAATGATAGCGTCACGTTGGAATGTCTCTACTGCTTCAGATAACTCAAGAACTTCTGCTGTACGTTGGTTGAGAGTCTCTTCGAGATCTTCAACTTGGTCAGCGAGTTCATCAACTAGGTCTACTTTACTTTCTGGAACAGTGATGTAAGACTCTTCGAACAGATCACGGAGACGGTTCATGAAACCTTCTGCGATTTCTGTACGGAGACCCTGCTCAACTGCGAGCTTGTTCTCTTCCATCCAGTTTTCAACAACGTAGTTCAGGTATGAATCAATCTTCTCTACGAGGTCAGAACGAGTTGCTTCAAGTTCTTCGTCGAGTCGTGATTGATACTCATCTTCTAAACGCTCTACTTCTTCAGAGAGCTTAGACTTAATTGCAGTCTCAAACAAGACAGCAGTTTTCGCTTTAAACTCATCAGACAAAGTTGCTTCTGATTCAACGAGGGCATTTAACTCATCAGTTACAGTGAACTCAGGCAATTCAATTTCTTCAATTGCGTCTTCGTCCAATGCTTCCAGTTGAGAGAGAAGATGTTCGAGATCTTCTTTCTTCATACTAGACATGAGTTTGTATCCTGCGTTGACCATTGCTGTCTTTGACTTACCACCACCTTGAGGTGCGGGTTCGTCCTTTGCGTCTTTGTCGCCTTTACGCTTTGGTGCCTGCTTCGTTGAAGTAGACGCCTTCGCAGTGGCGGCATTTGACTGCTCTTCATCACCTACGGGCATTTTCTGAGCACTTGCTTCCTCAATTTCTGGAAGCTCAACATTTTGGTCATTAGACATATGTTTTACTCCTAAAAGTTAGATTTTAACAACGAGAGGAAATTCTTGTACTCACGAACCTGCGTCTCATAGAGATGCCTTTTCGGAGCGGATTTAATTTCTGTCTCCATTTCTTCAATGACTTGAGGTTCTATAACACCATTGTTCCATACCCACTCAACACCTTCCATGACACCGTTAACAAACGCGCCAGGAGCTGAAGGGTCTTGTACAATATCTACTGTGTTTAGAATGAAATCGTCACGCACATACATTGCGCCGTCTCTCTGCTCAAGACTACCCATACCACGAGTTGACACACCTAGTTGAACACCACCTTCAAGAAGACCTTTTACAATCTGACCCATCGGAGTATCCAATATTTGTGCCTTTCCTACCACATCATTGCCTTCAAAACGAAGGTCAGTAATGAGGTGTGAAACTTTATCAAGGTTGACAGTAGGGCCTTCGGGGTGGTTTAACTCACCGACTGCACGTTTCTGACTAACCTGTTCCTTTACGTACTTACCTACCGCCTTCTCCATAATGGCCTTGGGGTAGATACGTCCGTTTCGATTCTTCCGTTCTGCTTGCGCGAACACACCTTCAATGACGAAATTTTTACTTCCGTCTTCTTTCTTTTCTACGATGCATTGAACATCATTAGTTGTATATTCTGTTATGAGTTTCATTAGAATTCCTTAGCGAAAGCAATACCCGCTTTCTCTGCCTCTTTCTGGTTCTTGAACGTGTCAAGTTTATCCCCGTCAATATAGACAGAGAACCCTTTTTTATCTTGGTGCACCATGACAGAATGCTTATTGACTTTCTTGTCAAAAACATGTTTGCCTGCGGGCATCTTTTTTTCGCGTATCTGCTGAAACGTTTTCATAAGTTTATTTATACAAAATGATTTTTAGACACCGGCGACATCATCTTCCCACGCATCCTGTTCGTCATCTGTGAGTTCGACTTCGTCTTCATTATATTCCAGATCCCCTTCGGTATCATCTTCTTCGACTTCTGCTTGTGCAGCTGCAAGTTCTTCGTCACCATAGATCGCAGATGCAATTTTAGTTCTTGCTTGATCGAGTTGAGTCTGTAACCGATCAGTTACCATGTCGTTAAATTGTTTCTGTGCGTCTGTGTATTTCTGATCTTCCACCGACTTCATAAAATCCACGATTGGATTCGTTGGAGTCTCGATAGGATCTGCTTCCACTTCACCGATTACTACATCTTCATCTGCCATTGTCTATTCTCCTATTTCAATGCCAAGAACTCACCTTTCGTGAGTGTTTTATCTACCTTGGTGTCAACGACATCCAAGGCACTATCTATACCCTTCACTAGACCACCAAACACCGGTGACCCAACAGTGTAACTAAGAGTTGATTTGCCCCAAACCTCAGAGGCAATATTTGCTAAATCCCTCGCAGTTAATGCAGAGGATGCAACTATTTGGTCAACAATGTTAGAACGTGTTAGGTTCACCGACACACCTTCTGCAAACAAGAATGGGTTACCACCCGTCTCTCGTGTGTAAATGTTACCGTTCACAGTGAGAATGTATGGCGTCTTACTTGCCAAAGGTTGTATGCGCCATCCATTCTCCAAGAAGAATGTCGAACCAACGTTTAGTGTGTCGTTCAACGGTTCTCCACCAATCGCACTAATTGCTTCTTTCCAAGTGGATGCAGTAGGGTATTCCGGTGAAGCAAGAACCCATTCTTTCCATGCTGAATAGATGTCAATCTTTACATCGAGAGATGTAACACCTTCGTTTACATAGATGATTCTATTACGACCATCCCATGAAACTTTCTGAGTTCCAAAATTAAACCCAGAACCGTATCCTCCACCTAGTCCGTCAGAGTCACGCCAGTCCCACTGTGTCCCGTATCGGAAGTGTATCATTACTCTTGTCTAATTTCTTTCCACTCAACCACGAACATTGAACGTGGATCTTGTGCCACTGGTATCTGTTCGTGACCATAGAAACTAACAACAAAGTCTGGGCCAATAAATCCATACAGTTCTGCATCTGTGCCCGTATAGGTTCCTGTGCTTGTGATGGGTGTTGTGTAGTCTGCGTCTGAGTACAATACTCCTGTATTTCTACCAGTGATGAATAAGTAAGCATCGGTGTCACTGAGTGTCATACCTTCAAAACCAGTGGTGATTGGATTGATGCCATCATTGTTCCGCATTACATACTGACCACCAGCAGGGTTTGGAGTAAAGGTTTTAGTATACTTTTCTCTCAACGTCCAACGGTCTGCTGTCGCAGTTACCTGTACAGGATTCGTGTAAGTGATGTTACCACTCACTGTACCTGTAAGAGTGTTGGGTCGGATTGTGAAGGTGTTGTTGTCACTATCGATTGTGTGTACATGAGAACCAGCTGGAATACCGGTACCAGTGACATTTGCTCCTAGAACGATGTTACTGGTTTCTCCGACACCTGTGCGAATGGAGAATGTTCCAGTATCTCCCGAATCTCCACTTATCGTTCCGGTTGATGATCCAGTAATCGATGATAAGGATTCGCTAAATGTGCCACCATCATCTGAGGACTGTTTCCATGTACCGTTTTGTAGTCCGATGAATGTGTCTGCAAGTTCTTTCGAACTTCGACCAATAGACATGTCTTCGAAGATACGTGTTTCTTCGGTCAAAGCATTGTCATTCTCTTCGTAGTTGATACCACCCGTAGAAACTCGCATTGTGGTATTTGGAATGTCTGTCCAACTGTGGTTGTGGTGTACGGTATTTGTTGAAACTCGCCAATGCACAATTGCATCACGAACCGCACCACCCGCAATCAGTCCTGCACTGTCGATGTTGTTGTCATACGAGATGTTTGTGATTCGAGTAGGCACAACAATGGAGTGGTTTGTCTCTCCATCTGCCGCAAGAGGTTGGAGACTCAAAGAGAACAGATAGTTGAATGCTGCACCGTCTACTGGTTGGTGTCCAGTAGAATACGTTCTTGGAACACCCAGCTGTCGTAGGTCGATGTCAATTTCTGACCATACTGCCTGACTGAATACTCGTACAAATGCTTCTGTATTGTCGATTGCCGTGGGTATCGGAGATAACTGACTCCAATACGGATTAGCGTTCAGTTCAGATTGAGTGTAACCATAAACGGCAGTA